ATATATACTATATATATATACTATATATACTATATATGTTCTTATATTAGACAACATATTTCAGAAGAAGTTCCTGAAGTTCAACTGCCTCTTAAAGAGATTATACTCCCCTGCCTCTTAAAAAGCTAGTCCCTGCCTCTTTACTTTACTGGGCGCGTTGTGGTATAATTCGCGCCTCGTGAGAAGGAGTACCTAGCATGGTTAAACAAGTCGTGGTAAAGTACCGAGACAAACGGCCAAGCGATCAACAGCAAGCTTGGTGGTCAGAAAAGCAAAAATACGACGCGGTAGCTTCTTATCTTCTTTTCGGTAATCTGGCGCTGGTTGGGCGCATGACAGGGATTCCCGAACGCACTCTCCGGAAATGGAAAGCCTCCCCTTGGTGGAACGAGGCTGAGAACGAAGTCCGGAAGTCTTCCAAAGTTCAACTGTCAGGCAAGCTCGTCAAGTCCATAGAACTGGCAAACATGCAGTTGGAGGATCGGTTGCAGAACGGAGATTTCCTCTACGACCAGAAGACGGGACAGATGGTACGTAAACCCGTGTCTGCGGACACTGCGGTAAAGGTTCTGGATAAACTTATCGAACGGCAGGAGATGTTGGATAAGTCGGCTAGGGCCTTGGACACGACCACACAGGAAGGAGTCACGGAGAGGCTGGCAAAGCTCGCTGAGGACTTCATGAAATTCGCCAACACCAAAACTATCGAAGGACAAGTAACCCATGAAATTTCTGAAGCGATTGATGCAGAAGTTGTTCGGGAAGAAGGAACAAGTGGAGACGCCGAGGATTCCGGAGTCGATGCTGTCGCAACGAGTGACGCTGAATGCGGTTCCGGTAGTGACTCTTCCGGAGTTTCCGCCGACCCCGACCCCGCAACCGACTCCGACGAAGCCGGTGGAGATGCCTCTCGGGTGGCCTCCGGGGACGTATGAATTCGTAGCCGGGGCGTTCTACGTCCCGTACAAGGGTTCGCAGGGTGGTCCGTTCAAGGAGCCGAAGGAAGCCTTCGCTTGGATGAAGTCGGTTGACCAAAACCTTGCCAATGGTGCAGCCAATGACAAAGAGCGGGATGCTCAGGTCTTCAACGGAATGTTCCCGGCTGTGAACTTCATGCATGGTCCGGGTGAAGGTCGTGAAGCTGCGTTCATCTACTCGGCTAATCGCCTGCTCCAAGAAGGCAAGGGTTCGCAGGCTGGTAATCTGTACTGGGACTTTGGCCTGTTCTCGGGAGGTCGTGCTGCGATCAATGGTCTGATTAATTACGGCGAGCAGGAGCAGATCTACGAACATCGGTCGTTTGCTGAAACCTACGCTGCGTTCCCTGATACTCCGGTCAAGCAGGCTATTCAGGCCGTCCTCGACAAGGCAAAGTAAAGTGCCCTCCTCGCCCAACTACAAGCGCGACTACAAGCAGGAGAACAAGTACAAGTCCCGTCCGGACCAGATCGAGAAGCGCGTCCAGCGCAACAAGGCCCGTCGCGAAGCCATGGAAGACGGTCTGGTTCGGAAGGGAGATGGGAAGCAAGTCGATCACAAGACTCCTCTCTCCAAGGGTGGATCGAACGACAAGTCGAATCTTCGGATTGTGCATCACTCAACCAACGAGTCCTTCTCCCGTAACAAGGATGGCTCCATGAAGTCTCAAACCTCTAAGCGGGAGAAGAAGCGATGATTATCTGGGCTCTTGTCTTTGGTATGTCCCTTACTCTGGATTCTGGAAAGCTGGATATGGCTGCTCAAGTCGAGGCCGTCTTCCAGCGGGAGGCAGAGTGTCAAGCTGTGAAGGCAAAGCTCGACGCAGGCTCGGCACAGGCAGTGCAGAAGGGTGAAGTCCACCCGAACGTCAATTCGTTCGGAGCGGTTTGCGTTCCGGTCAACCTGACTATCCATAACAAGAAGGTCTTCAAGGGAGCCTAGTATGCCGCAGATTCTCACTGTAGGCGCTGACCAAATCGCGGCGCTGCAAGCACAACTTCAGGCGCAAGCAAAGCTCATGGCTACTCACATGCAACGGAACTACCAGTTGAATGTGGAGCTCAAGACTCTGATGCTGGCCGGGCAAAAGGTGTATCAGGCAGTAGGTACGCAAACGCCTGCTGCACTCAATGCCCCCGTCTTCGAAGCCTTTAGGGAGGCTCTTGGTATTCCTGTGGGCGCACTTGATTGGCCTGCGCCAATCGAGAACGACAACGATGTTTTCAACAAGCGCACTCAGGAAGTTCAGCAAAAGCTTCAGGCACTCCGCAACATCACGGGTGCTGACATCACTACGCGTCGGCAATTTCTGAATGCACTCAAGCAAGTTGTAGACGCAGAAGTTGCTCAAGTAGCTGAGTAGTGGAAAAGAAGGTACTCACAGCCGAACTGATTGAAGGTCTGGTCAATGGGCTGCTGAAGAAGAACTTCGATTCACCGGCCGCCATTCCGGAGTGCCATCGTGAATGGTGGCGTATGTGTTGTTCCAGCCGTAAGTTCGTTGCCATCGCTGCGCCTCGCGGTCATGCTAAGAGTACGGCAATCACGCACTCGTATGTAGTAGCAAGCATACTGTTCCGAGAGCGGAGTTTTATTCTGGTTGTATCTGATACTGAGTCACAGGCTGTGTTCTTCGTTGAGGACATCAAGAAGGAATTCTTGGACAACGAAGACCTTATCCGGCTGTTTGGTGTGAAGGGGCTGGTCAAGGATTCTCAGTCGGACGTTATCATCGAATTCGAAGACGGGCACCAATGCCGCATCATGGCTAAGGGTTCCGGCCAGTCCCTTCGTGGTTGTAAGTGGGATCACCGTCGTCCTGATCTGGTTGTAGGGGATGACTTGGAAAACGATGAAATCGTGATGAACAAGGAGCGTAGGGAGAAGTTCCGCCATTGGTTTACCGGCGCACTCATCCCCATCCTCTCCAAGAACGGAGCAATACGGCTGGTAGGTACCATCCTCCATGCCGACGCACAGTTGGAGCGGTTGATGCCCAAGATCGGAGATAAGGGCGTCATTCCCGGCAGGCTACATTACAAGTCGGATCCAAAGAAGATCTGGCTCTCTGCCAAGTACCAAGCTCACGACGCAGCAATGACGGAAGCTCTCTGGCCCGAGTTCAAGTCCATCGAGTGGTTGAAGCGGGAACGGGAGACTTTCAAGGAACAAGGGATGTTGGATGTCTGGTCGCAGGAAATGCTCAACATCCCGCTGGATGAAAGCACAGCCCCGTTCCAGCGCCGAGACTTCATCCCGATGGACGATCAAGACTACGAGCGGCGGAAGCTGTACTATATCGGCACCGACTTCGCTCCCGGAGCAAAGCAACGCGGGGACTATTCCGTGTTTGTAATCGGTGGTGTCGACGAAAACTCCACGCTACACATCGTTCACGTTGTCAAGGAACGGATGGACGTTAAGGAAGCGGAGGATGTCCTCTTCGAATTGGTGGAGAAGTACCAGCCTGAGATGGTATTCTTTGAAGGTGGTATGCTTTGGAACGCCATTGAGGTTGGAATCAAGGATCGCATGATTAAAACGGGCGCATGGTTCAATTACGAAGCCCTGTCCAGCACTCAGGACAAGGTGGCAAGAAGCTCTGCAATTCGTTCTAGGATGCGTGCGGGTGGCGTTAGGTTCAACAAACGAGCGTCTTGGTATGACGATTATGAAGCGGAACTCTTGGGATTCCCCCGACTCGCGCACGACGACCAAGTTGACGGTACTACAATCCTTGGACGCGGGCTTCTTCGCTTTCGCGAAGCTCCTACTGACCGAGAATTGTCGGAAGAAGCCTACGAAGATGAGAAAATCCACGGAGGATTCTATGAACAAGGACGAGAGGAACTGACAGGTTACTAATCTATGGACCAAGGACTCGGAACAATGATGGGCGATCCATCACAACCAATGGAAAATATGGGAGGGATGGCCCCGATGGGTGGCGATCCCTCTCAAAATATGCAGGCAATGGCTGCTCAAGCCGAGCCGCCGACCCCCGGAATGCCCATGGAGATGGGCCAGACCTCGGAACCACAGGTAGACGAGTCCAAGAAGTACATCGACTGGGCTCTGTCGCAGATGAACCTCGCCAAGTTCATCAAAAAGAAGAAGGGCGGCGAGGATAAGCTCAACAAAATTGGTGAGGAAGTGGTTCGTGGGTACAACGAAGACGAGCAAAGCCGCGAACACTGGATGAAAACCACAAAGGAATGGCTCAAGTTGGCCCTCCTGATCCGTGAAAACAAGACTTTCCCGTGGGTCAAGGCGTCTAACGTCAAGTATCCCCTGATTGCCACGGCTGCAATGCAGTTTTCGGCGCGTGCTTACCCCTCTCTGGTACCCGCTACGGGCCAATTGGTGAGTGCTGCCCTGCCTCAGAACCACCCTAACAAGGCTCTGGTGCAAGCTTCCCGGCGTGTAAGCAACCATATGTCCTTCCAGATCCGGTATATCATGGATCGGTGGGAGGAAGACATGGACAAGCTGCTCATGTCGGTCGCTATCTGCGGTACCGTCTTCAAGAAAACGTACTATGATCCTCTGGAGAAGCAAAATAAGAGTGATCTGATCTACCCGGAGAAGCTGGTAGTCAATTATTACGCCAAGAACCTTGATAAGGCGTACCGGAAAACCGAAATTATGGAGTTCACGGAGAACGAACTCCGTGCTCGTATGGCTAATGACGAGGAGTTTCTTGACATCCTTGAGGATTTGTCGCCTTCTCCCGATGCTGGTAAAGAAAAAGAACAACTTATCAGCAAGGCGTCTCCCCCCTCAGAGGATGGTTCGACTCCCTACGTCTTTTTATCGCAGCATACCTTCTTTGACCTAGATGACGACGGGTACGAGGAGCCGTATGTAGTCACTGTCCACCGGGATACGGGCAAAGTCGTGCGAATCATCGCCCGATACGACCTTGATGGGGTGACAACGAACTCAGAAGGTGATATAATTCACATTCGTCCGGTGGAGTACTTCACGGACTACACGTTTATCCCCAATCCGGACGGTTCTATCTATGGATTGGGCTTCGGCCAGCTTCTTGGACCGCTGAATGTCAGCATTAACACCCTTATCAACCAACTCGTAGACGCTGGAACCATCAATAATCTCCAGTCAGGGTTCATTGGTAAGGGTTTGCGGATCAAGATGGGCGAAACCGGCTTTAAGCCGGGGGAATGGAAGGTGGTTAACGCTACTGGAGACGATCTTTCCAAGTCGGTCTTCCCGCTCCCATCCAAGGAGCCTTCCCCGGTGCTGTTTAACCTGATGAACCTCCTGATCCAGTCGGGAAATCAGCTTGCCTCGATTGCGGAAATCTTCGTAGGCAAGATGCCGGGACAAAACACCCCGGCCACCACAACTCAGGAGACTGTGCAGCAGTCGATGGCCGTCTTCACCGCCATCTACAAGCGGATCTACCGAGCTCTTACGTCCGAGTTCCGTAAGTTGCACAGGCTGAACAGGATGAACCCGGAGAACAAGGAGCAAGAGTCTAGGCTCGCCGGGATGGAACTGATGGCCTCGGACTATGACTATCCCGAGTGGATGATTATGCCCGGCGCCGACCCGTCTGCCGACTCGTTCGCCATGCGGTCGCAAAAGATGCAGTCTATTGGGCAACTTCTGCAACTGGGCACGATCAATCCCCAAGTCTACACGCAGAAGATGCTGGAGATGCTGGAACTTCCGGATGTGGACGAGTGGATGCAGCAACCGCCGCCTCCGGGACCGGATCCGAAGGTACAAGCCATGCAAATGAAGGGCCAGATGGACATGGCTGCAAAGGATCAAGAGATGAAGTTGAAGGAGCGTATGGCAGAGTTGGAACACCAACTAAAGTTGCTGGATCTGCGCGTCAAGGAACGTGAAGCAGAACTAGAGCAAGCCGATATGCAACATAAGATGGAAGCTGATCGCATTGGCCGCATTCAAGATCTTCATGCGACCCAAGTCGAAAGGCAGATGGACATGATGCACGCTGCAGCCTCCAATCAACAGAAGTTGCAGCAAGGTGATGAGGCTTTCAAACAAAAGCAACAACAATCCAAGGAAAGTCAGAAGTCGAAACCCAAGAAGTAGGAGATAGTTCTCTATGCCTGTAACGAAAGCGATGTTTGGGGAATGGAAGAACCACCCCTGTACACAAGAGTTGCACTCAGAACTGTTGGCAGATATGGAAAAGCGGATTTCTTCGATGATTAACCGGGAACGTCCCGACCTAGATGCCGATCAGTTTGTCCGTGCCTTTGTAAAAGTTGCTGATGCCATCATCTCGTGGCAACCAGAATTTGTAACAGAGGAGCAGCTTGAGGAGATTGAAGATGTGGAAAATTAGGATCCCCGGACACCGTGTTCTGGTTAAGCCGGAACCCGTTGAGGAAGTAACTAAGGGTGGTATTGTGATTGCTCGTCCCGGTAATCAGGACAAGCTGGAACAACAAGCCACAGATCGCGGTACCGTCGTTGACGTAGGCCCCATGTGTTGGAAGAACTATGACTTCGACAAGCCTGATTGGCAACCGTGGTGCAAGCCGGGGGATCGTGTGATCTTCGCGCGTTACGCGGGCAAGAGCATCAAGCATCCAGAGACGGGTGAAGAGTTCTTCCTTATGAATGACGAAGACATTCAGGTAGTCCTAGAGGAGGTAGAGAATGGCTGATGACAACAAGCTTGGTGTAGACCAGCGACAGGAAGGTACTCCTGAGAACCAAACCCCGGAACAACAACCCGAGGGTAATGATGTTGAAAAGCGAGCGCGTGAACAGGGCTGGGTGCCGAAGGAAGAATGGACTGGCGACCCCGCTGCTTGGAGGCCCGCTGATGTTTTTGTAGATCGCGGCGAACTGCTCGGCAGGATCAAGTCCCAGAGTGCCGAACTCCGGGAAGTGAAGCAGATGATGAACTACCTGTCCGAACAAAACCGCAAGCTGTACGAGGCTGGTTACGAGCGTGCTGTTGCTGAGATGCAAGCTCGCCGGGATGCAGCCATCGAAGCTGGTGATACTGCTGCAGTTCGTAACATCGACAAGGAAATGCGTAGCTACGAGAAGGCTCTTGAGGAAGCTCGGAAGCCTGCTCCAAAGGCCGACACCAATACTACGGATCCTCTCTTTGAGGATTGGTCGGAGCGCAATCCTTGGTATAACCGCGACGAGATTCTTACGGATTGGACGAATGGACGGGCTGTTAAGCTGCGTGCTACCAATCCAAAGATCACCGAGGCAGAAATGTACAAGGTGTTGGAGGCGGAAGTTCGAAAGACCTTCCCCGAAAAATTTAAGAGAGTCGGCGCACCGTCTCCGGACGGGGCTTCTAACCGAGGCGCTGGTAGTCCAGCACGAAAGGGTGGCGATACCGATTTTGACTCGCTTCTGGCGGAACTTCCTGAAGCTGAAGCCCAAATCGCCCGCAACCTCGTTAAGCGAGGTCATGTGACTAAAGAAGAGTTCATGGAGAGTATCAAACTCGTAGGAGGAATCAAACGATGACACGAGAGACTAGGGAAGAACAAGCGCGGCCCCAGCGCGTTTCGGTGGCCGCACAACGAGACAAACTCAACGTGCTCGGCCTTGATACCAAGAACTTTTACTATCGATGGGTAAACGATGTTGATGATCGTCTTCTGATCTTTCGCAACGCCGGTTACGAATTCGTGAATAAGAGTGAGGTCAAGGCATCAGGAGATCCTACAATAGACACTTCTAAGGGGACGGACTCTCGTCTTCGCAAAGGCGTCGGTGGTGGCCTAGTGGCCTACCTGATGAAGCTCCCTCTTGAAATCAAGAAGGAGTACGATGCGGAAAAAGACGCGGACATCCTTGAGACTGAGCGGGCTATGACCCGCATCAAGTCTGCTGCTAACTCGCACTCTGCCGCTCAAGAAGCTGACTACGGTTCGCTTACACTCACTCGCAAGTGAGTTTTGAACGGGGGTGTACTCAAACAATAAGGAGATTTTAAATGCCTAATTCTAACACCCCTTTTGGGTTTAAGCCGGTTCGCAAGATCAACGGCACGCAAGTGGGTGGGTTCCTCAAGGCGTATATTCCTGCCTCGGATGGTACTGCTGTTTTCGTCGGAGATGTCGTCAAGATTGCTGGCGACTCTGGTGCGAATGGTCTGGTGATCCAAGGCGAGGATCTTGAGGGCGTGCCCCAAGTTATCAAGGCTGCGGAGGCTGATTTCGACGCGGCTGCGGAAGTTGTTCTGGCCGGTGTCGTGGTTGGCTTCAAGCCTGATCCCGACAACCTGATGCTGAAGCATCGTCCCGCGAGCACGAATCGCATCGTGTATCTCTGCGCGGATAACGATGTTGTTTTCGAAATCCAAGAAGACGGGGCCACTGACCCGCTGGAAGCTGCGGACATCGGTTCGAACATCACGATTGTTGATGGTACGGGCTCGACTGCTACTGGTATTTCCGGTGCGATGCTGGACTCGGATAGTCACGCTACTAGTGCTGACCTCCCCCTGCGCCTGATCGGTCTCTCCAAGAGGGCCGAGAATTCGTGGTCGGAAGCAACGAACGGTGGTAACTGGGCGAAGTTTGAAGTTCTCTTCAATCGTCCGTTCTCGTTCACTGGTGGCCGTGATACGGCTGGTGTTTAACCCATAGACTAGGAGATAACTATGAGCGTTCCTATGAATACTGGTCTTTGGGGCAAACTCCTCTGGCCGGGCGTCAACAAGTGGTACGGTGACTCGTACAACGATTACAAGACTGAGTATACTGAAATCTTCGAAACGGAGAAGTCCGACCGTGCGTATGAAGAAGATGTCTCGGTCAGCGGTTTTGGTCTGGCTCAGATCAAGGGTGAAGGGCAGCCGGTTTCGTATGATACCGAGATGCAAGGCTTCCTTGATCGCTACACGCACGCCACGTACTCGCTGGGCTTCATCATCACCAAGGAACTGGTGGAAGATGATCTGTACAGCAAGGCTGGCAAGCGTAAGGCCCAAGGGCTGGCTCGTTCGATGCGGCAGACGAAGGAAATTGTCGCGGCGAACATCCTGAACCGTGCGTTCAACACCTCGTACCTGTATGGTGACAGTAAGGCTCTGATCGTCAACGATCACCCGAACGTTGCTGGCGGTACTTGGTCGAACCTTCTGGCTACGGCTGCCGACCTGTCGGAAGCCTCGCTGGAATCGGCGTGGATTCAGATCAGCAAGTACACGGATGATCGTGGTCTTCGGATCGCGGTCAAGCCGAAGAAGCTCATTGTCCCGGTCGACGAGGCGCTCAACGCCATGAAGATCATGGGCACCGAGTATGAAGTCGGTACCAACAACAACACGATCAACGTCGTGAAGTCGAAGTATCCGGGTGGCGTGGTGGTCAACCACTACCTCACCGACACGGATGCGTGGTTCATCATGACTGATGTTCCGAACGGCCTCAAGCATTTTGAGCGTGTTGCTGACTCGTTCAGCATGGACGACGACTTCGAAACGGATAACGCCAAGTTCAAGGCGCGTGCCCGTTACTCGTTCGGTTGCTCGGACAAGCGTGCGATCTTCGGTACGCCGGGTGCCTAACACCCAGTAGAATGGCGGGGGGAGGAAACTCCCCCCTCCTCCTCTAAGGCCCTCTGGGAGGCTTGAATCCCTTTAACCAATTCGGAGGTAATCTATGTCTAAGGCATCTCGTTTTACTAATGGTCTGATCGTCCGTGATGGTCGCCCGTCGTCCTCGGCGGGTGATCTGAACGAAACCAAGCTGACCCAGCTTCGTGTGATCGAGGCTTCGCTGACCCCTGCTGCGGTGGCTGCGGCTACTGTTGCTGCGCAAACCCTGACGGTGACTGGTGTTTCGACCAGCGACAACTTCGTTCAATGCATCAAGAACCCCATCACCAACGCTACCGGCGTTGTTGGTGTCGTCCAAAACGGTGCGAATTCTGTTTCGATGAGCTTCGTAAATCCGACTGCTGGCAGCCTTTCGCCCACGGCCGGTACCTACGTCTTCCTTGTCGGTCGCTATAGCAATACCTAATAGGAGGTAACTATGTCTCGTGACACTAAAGTTACCGCCACAATTGCAGTTCCGGATTCTGCTATCGTCGCCATTGACCATCTGGCAGAGAACTTTGCCGTAGGCTTTGGCGTGGTTCGTTCCGGCGACTGTACATACAAGGTGCAACATACGTTCGATAACATCTTCGATCCGACTGTAACGCCTACTTGGTTCGATCACTCGTCTGTCACCGGCAAGACCGCTAACTCGGATGGCAACTACGCCTTCCCGGTTCGCGGGATCAAGGTGGTCATTACGGCTGGTACGACTGGTTCTGCTGTGATGACTGTGCTTCAGGCGCGATAAGGAGTAGCTATGGGACTGTCTATCGACTACGACAAGCTGGAACGTGTCTACGCCTTTTCCGACTTTCTGACTCTGCTCTCTAACCCCGCAGATCTTCAGAAGACTATTACAGCTTACAAGACTGAAGCCGAGGCTTTCAAGAAGGTGATGGCTGACAAGATCAAGCTTGATAACGCAGATGCCTATGTCACTCGCGTTACTCGTGAGGTCGAGGAAGCCCAAGCCGTACAGAAGGCTAAGGAAGAAGCTTGGGTTGAGCAGCGTGAAAAGGATATCAAGGATCTTAAGGAGCAGGCGCTCCAGATTGCTGAGATCCGCAAGACTGTAGATCTCTATCGTACTAAGGCGCAAGAGCACGAAGAGCGGGCAAAGGCCGAAGCTGAGGCCGCTGCTGCTGATCGTGCCAAAGCAGCGCAAGAATTGGAGAGTCTCAAGATCCAGAAGGAGTCTCTTGTGGCTGAGAGGCAAGCTCTGGCTGAGAAGGAAGCCAAACTCCGCTCCTTGGTTGGATAATGAATCTGCTGCACGTTAAAACCAATGCCGTCCCGGACTTCACCGGGACGGTGACGGTGTACAACCAGACAGGTGGCTCGCAGACTATCGCGGCCACCGATTTGGTTCGTCCGTCCGATTGGAATAGCAATCACAAGATGTTCCTCACGTTTGAGGGGAACACCACTAACTCGTCTACTCTTTCCGGTACCAACATCCCCATTGCGGGTATGGGTGCCATCACCGTGGGAGCCTCCAATGGCTCCTTTGTTATTAGTGGTAATCCGAATTGGCTGACTACAGCCCAGCCTCCGGGTGCCTACCTGACTACCGCCGCCCAATCAAATCACAGCCATGGTAATCCTACGCTGGCCCTTACCAATCTGTCTGGGACTACCGCGAGTGCAAGCAACGGTTTCACTCTGTCCCTCTCCGCTGGTGTTGGCGGGGCTGGAGATGGTTACAACTCGGCGCAGTTTACGAATAGTACCGCAGACAGCACTATGCCTCTGTTGTGGGCTGGTAACTCCAATGGCTCAGGTAATATTACTCTTGGCCTGACTGGTTCGACCATTACTGGCTCTGCTCCCTCTGGTGGGGCTAATGTGGCTGCTTCTGCCTTGAATGGTTCCTTCCAATTTACTACCCTGAACTTCCACAATGGAGGTCTTGGTGTTGCTCAACAAGTTCAGTTCTCGACTAGCACCAATGGGATCTATGCTCAGGTCTATGGGCAGATCAATATCTCGGCTGGTACCCAGAATAATGCTGCGGCCTCGTGGCAATTCCAAGACGCTAATGGTATTTCTTTTGGGGAGAATGGAGCAGTAATCACTGCCTCCCATAACGGCCTTACTACTGCTGCCCAGTCGAACCACTCGCATAACCTAGCTACCACGACAACTAACGGCAGCCTTATCGTTGTAGCCACTACAAACAGCGCAGGAGCGACGATTGCCATCCCGCCATACCTGACCACGGCGCAGGCTCCCGGAGCGTACCTGACCACGGCTAGGGCCTCTAACGACGCTATCGGCCTGAACACGGCCCTGACCGCCAACGGCGTGTCGTGGACCGTCAACTCCAGCGGCCTGTCCTTGAATGTCCCTGCCTTCCTGACGACGGCAGCGCAGTCCAACCACAGCCATGGGAACCCTACCCTTGCCCTGACCAACCTGACAGGTACCACGGCCAGCAACAGCGCGGGCTTCACCCTGTCCCTGTCGGGGGCGGGTGGCGGCGTCATTAACCAGACTGGTCCGAACATCGCGGCTGGAACCCAGACCGGAACTAGCGGAACCATCGTCTTTGCGAACAGCAACAATGTAACCTTTGGGATGTCCGATAGCTCCCAAGTGACTGCTTCGTTCAATCCTATCAACATCGGCGTTTCGACCAACGGTAATACCGCTGGTACCACTGGTACCGTAGATGGGGCAGGAGCTCAGTTTATCTTTCACGGTGGTAACAACATTACCCTGTCCCAATCCATCAATGGATCAAGTGTTAGTCTCTCCATTGTCGGAGGTGGTGGTGGTGGTGGCGTTACCTTGGATAGAGGTTGGGATCCTTTTGGGTATGGGGCTGAATCGCTGTTCAATGCATTCAATAATAGCTCTGTTTATCTTTGGCCGGTAGCGGTCCCTGCCTACATCTCTTTTAATAACCTTGCTTTCCCTTGGTTATTTTCTGGGGCGACCAACAGTACGGGACAATATACTCTCAGTGAGTATCTTGGTTTGTATACTTATGCCAACAGTACGCAGCTTAGTCTCTATACCTCATTCCTATTGACTACCGCGCTTACTCATTCTGGAACGCAGAATAGTGCCAGTAACGTGGGCGGCGTGCGGGTTATTACCTTGGGACTTGGGAACACTAGCATAACCCCCGGAAACTATGTAGTGGCTAATATGGCAAGGTCCAGTAGCTCTAGTGCTAACGCAACTTTCAGTTATATGGTAATATCCCAGATTAACACTGGACTTTCTGGGATTGGGTTCATGTCTCCTAGATCGGCTTCAAACCATCTTCAGCCGTTCCAAGGGAGAGTTACGTTTAACACATCAGCACTTCCCAATTCCATTGCTAAATCTGATGTTGAAGGTACAGTAGCCTCAGTGCATTACAGACCTAGAGTTTTCTCTTTTGGCAGGAGTGATTAATGAAACCAGAGTTGGTGAGTTACGATTTCGGCAAGCACAACGGTAATCTAGAAGAAGCAACTAGGAAGATTCTTGAAGGCGGCACATGGAAAAAGCAACGAGTGGTTGTACTGATTCCGAGCTCAAATACGATTGCGGCGAAGGTTGCGCTTAGTCACTGGAACCTGATCTTTCCCCCCAACCAAGGAGTATACCGGATGCTGTGTCTTGGTATGGAAGTTGGGGATGCTTACAGTACGGCTATCGAGCAGATCCTCGCCCATCCTGAACTGAGGGAGTGGGAATATCTTCTTACCCTAGAGCATGACAATATTCCTCCTCCGGATGGGGTGTTGAAGCTCATCAAGGATATGGAAGAGCATCCGGAATTTTCTTGTATTGGTGGTCTGTATTGGACTAAGGGAGAGGGCGGGGTTCCCCAGATTTGGGGCGATCCAAAAGACCCTGTTCTTAATTTCCGACCGCAGCCCCCAGTTCCGGGTGCGCTAGTAGAGTGCAATGGTACAGGCATGGGGTTCAATCTATGGAGACTCTCCATGTTCAAGGATGACAAGCTTCGCAAGCCGTGGTTCAAGACTTCGGCAGGAGCAGATGGTGTAGGTACGCAAGATCTGTATTTCTGGGGAGACGCCAAGAAGTATGGATATCGGTGTGCAATTGATTGCAGTGTCCTAGTTGGACACTATGATATAGGGAGCGATGTTACATGGTGAAAGTAGACATTGGGTGTGGTAAGAATAAGCGAGAGGGGTTTGTTGGTGTAGATATCATCAACTTCGAAGGTGTAGATGTGGTTCTGGATGCGGGCAAAGATACTTGGCCGTGGGCAGAGGGTGAAGTGGAAGAGGTTTGGTGCAACCATGTTGTAGAACATCTTACAGCGCAGCAACGAGTTCATTTTGTGAACGAGCTATATCGGGTTCTTAAGCCCGGAGGAAAAGCTACGATTATCACGCCCCATTGGGCGTCAACTCGGGCCTTTGGTGATCTAACCCATCAATGGCCTCCGGTCTGTGAGATGTGGTATTTCTACTTGAAGAAGGAATGGCGGGATTCACAGGCTCCGCATAACACAGAGTACACCTGTGACTTCGACGCAACTTGGGGATACTCTCTGAACCAAGCCATTCGTAGCAGGAATCTTGACTACCAACAATATGCAGTCCAATGGTTCAAAGAGGCTGCTGAGGACTTGATTACTACACTAACCAAACGAGGATAAGGTGACAACCGCCTTCCAAGAGAATGCATTTCAATACAACGCTTTTCAAATTGTATGGTCAGGGTTCGGTGGGGCACCACCCGGCCCTACTGGCGTTTGGGTGGGTGGAGTATCTGAGCTTCCTTTCGGGCATGGCGGTGGCGTATCAGATGTTGCTCTCGCAGAGGATGGCACTCCAATTGGTGGAGTGTCAAAGGACAAAACGGACGGCGTATCACGCCGATGGTGGATAGTCTAATGAGTACTGTTGGCGGTTCCTACTCCTACAATGCTTCTTGCGATGTTTGCGGCTTTCAGTTCAAGGCCAGCGAACTGCGTAAGCGTTGGGATGGTTTGATGGTCTGTGATGAGGATTTCGAAACGCGCCATGTGCTCGACTTCTTCAAGAACAAGAATGACCACCATCCGCTTCCCTTCACCCGTCCGCAAGAGGTTATCCCGGCATACTATACCGGGATCTACGACAATGCTCTTTCTGCCATGTCCTTTACTTCTGCTCCTGCAACTAGCGCCCATGGTGGGGTTGGCTTCAACTGTCTAGTCGAGGGATATGCATACGGTGCCAAGTTCTATGTGGACAAGACTACCTCTGGATATAGTAGCCAAGATAATACACAGTATTACACGATTGCTCTGTATGGATTGAATGAACGGGCTGGTGGAGTAACGACTAGTTGGACTCTGCTACATTCGGAAACTTTTGGGCCTCCGTTCCATAATGGTTGGAACGAAAGGCATTTCAAGTTCCCTGTGCATCTTCAGCAGTATCGAACGTATATTCTATCTCGTGTATACACGAACCAAGCTGTGGCCGGGTTTCCTCCTGTGTACACTGAACTCTCTCTTGGATTTGGATTGTTCCAAGGAACGGATACAGAGTATTTTCAGCATGGTCAGTATCTACATAGATCAGATCCGCAAGATATATATACTTTACCGCCTACTAATTTGTATAGTCCTAGTACAGATTCAAGCCAACTTGGTTTGGATGTACTCTTTAAGCCCATTGAGAATGCCCGAATCAAGGATGACAATGTTGGTGTGTTTGACATCAACTTTGCTACCCCAACTTGGATGCGAGCTTCTGGTGGGCGTACATATGAAGCTGGTTTTGGAGCCTACCAACTCTCTATGGGATTTATCCCACAAGAACAACGCACTCTGGAAGGAATTAGGTGGTTTAATCCCGGCTCAATTGTTAACTCTGTGCGATTGCAGATTTGGACAAACAATGCGGTAGAGTGGGATATGGGCTCGTATGGTTTGGCTCTACCCGGACAATGGAACTACTTCCCAGTTAACGACTTTCCGGGAGTTTTGATGACAAGTCAACTGTACTATGTTACTTGTTTTGCTTCCTCAGCGCCCACTTTCCCAACTCTTAATAATCTGTCTTTTGCTTCTGCCGGGGGAGACGCAGAGAGTTTCAATAGTGCCCTTCACTTCTATAACAATACATACAGAACTGTGTATGGGAATCCCGACACAGGAGTAGTTTCGTCATTTATTCCATATCTTATCGATGTTGTTTCTGGCCCCACTATTCTCTAAAGGATAAGTAATGACTATCTCTTCTTCATACAACTATGTTCCAACTAGGGACCAGATCATTGCTAGAGCTCTGCGTATTGTTGGAGCTCTTGGGCAGGGAGAAACGGCGCCCGCTGCTGCTGTTACTGAGGCTACATTTGCCCTGAATGACATCATCAAGGAGTGGCAAGCTGACGGTATGCTGTTGTGGAAGGAAGAAGGCTGGTATTTCACTCCTACTAGTACTGTGCTTCATACTATCGGTATTGGTCAGGGAATCAATCGAGCGGCCCCACAAAAAATTCTAGTAGTAATGCGGCGTAAAACGCTTAATGGAGTCACTACTATTGTACCTTTGGAAGAGAAGACGTTGGTAGATTTCAATGCTCTTTCTCCGACAACCCTTACAGGCGTGCCACAGTTCTGGTCGTACAGGTACAATGGTTCCACTTATACCGAGCCTACTGTGAGCTTCTATATGTGGCCGATTCCGTCAGCAGACTTTATCTCGGACGCTTCTGGTACGGGAGATATTCTCGTTCGGTCGATTGCTCCTATTGCTGATTTCGATGCTGCTGGGGATCATCCGGATGTACCCTCGTATCTGTTCAATGCCCTAACTTGGGCACTAGCCGACCAGATCTGTTACGAGTACGGTGTCCCTATCGCAGAACGGGCGCAGATTGCCAAGAAGGCACAGACACATAAGGCGATAGCGTTGGCTTTCGACCAACAAACTGGAAGCTTGTTCCTCCAACCGTATCCTAATTGGGAGGTAGAGTAAGCATGGCGCAGCAAGACGAAAGCGGACTCCAAACAGTTCGCCTACCGATGTATGGTATAGAAGAGATGGGCACCTTTCATGGTGCTGACTCTTCATACTATCCGCAACAACTTCTTGTAAACTGCTTTCCTGTCATAGATAAGAATCCAACTTCGCAAGATGCTGGAAAGGTCTCTCTTGTAACTCGTCCCGGATTTATGTTTCCCAACGAGTACACCATGGACTTTACTGCAGCGTTTGGGGGAACTGCGCTGGCTGTGCAGACAGCTACGCCGAAAGCTGTTTTGGGTCTTAAGGGTACCGGAGACTATCAGATCATTATCGTAGCTTACGAGGTTCTTAACTCTCCCAACACGGAAATACGGGTAGTGGAATATCGTCCTCGCACAGGAAACCTCACGCTTCTCGGGACGGTTACAGGTTATAGTCTTAATAGTGTTGAGTATGCTGTCCATCTTACGCAAATCCAACACAACCAGTATGTCGGGTTTGCGATGACTATTCACCCCGTTGCCTTTACTGGATCAACAGCAGCCAACAGCGATGCCTTCTTTGCGTGGTCAACTAACCTCAATTCTGGAGGAAACTGGGTGGGTGAGACTGGTGTCGCACTTCCCGGTGGATGGCTTCCTGCCCAGCAGAGCGCCTTTCCTACCAATACTCCAGCTAAGGGTATTGTGGGTGCTGTTGTTCAGCTAAACAATGTCCACTATATTATGACGGTGGATGGATATATCCACGGTTCATATCCGTCTCTTACTGGACCCACATTCTATCCGCAGATCAATGTGTGGAATGCTGCGGGCTATCTGGCGGCACAACAGGCCCCAGATGGTGGTGTGGGATTGGTGCGGTATAAGCATCATATCCTAGCTTTCGGCCAAAGCTCTGTTGAATTCTTCAACGATGAAGGACAAGCCCAGCCGGGACTTCCTATTCGTAGAACGCAGCAGGCGTACTTCAAAACTGGTATGCTGAATGCTCAAGCCTACACTACAGTAGACGATGAGTTGTTCTTTATGGGCTGGAGTGGAGATAGTGGCAAAATCAATATGTACAAAGTCAGCGGGTATAGCCTCCAAGAAGTTGGTGGAAACAACCCTGCTTTGCATCTTCTGAACAGAAGTGCGTATTCCGCCTATCTCCAATGTATTACTATGCACGGGCAGCGAATGCTAACGACTGGTGTAGCGACACGCACTCCGTATGACTACATTGCTTCTGATGAAGATGAGAAGCCCGGAAATGTCGACTTGGCAGGACAACTAATGTATAGTATTGACACCAATACTTGGTGGTCTCTTGCTTTCGATCATGGATATAGGAACTCAAACTACTCCACAGTACGTCTATTTGTTGCTACTATATACACAGGATCGGCTCCATACCAATATGTGTGGTTGACTCTTGGTAGTTGGTCTAATGCACCATTCTCTTACAATTTCGCAATACATCCATGTGAATTGTTCTATTACTACAGCCAATCTAACCTTATTCAGTACGATGAGGTTCGGCAGGAAAACACTGCATCACCTTCGTTAGTCAAATGGTCATGGACTATTCCAGTAATGTATGTTTCTTCCGTAATGGATCTTGGAACAAGCAATAAGAAGACTATCTACAGAATGCGGGTACTGACGGATTGGACTTACTACAATATTGGATCAGGTAATGCACTAGATGACTATGGGCAAAGTCTTACTCTGTCTATCTACAAAGATATTAATGCTGGTTGCGCAGATGGAAGCAGTAGCCCAACCCCCAACATTACACGGGAGTTTGATATTGCATCACAGGTGGGCAATCCTTCAATGAACATGAATAACATTGGGACTTGTCGTAAGTTTCAGTTTGCTTTTAACATGAACACTTGGCTCCAGTGGCGCTGGACAGGTGTTGATCTGGACGTTCGGGCTTCGGTACACTAATGGATATCCAACAACCTCCGCGTGGAGCTAATCTTGATTCTCCCGCTATGCAGCGGTTTCTGCAAGACGCTTACAACGGTGTAAAGTGTCCGACGTTCCACGTATATGTAGCAGAGTCTTACAACACCTTTGGCTACAACTTCGGTGGAGCCGCGTGGAACCAAGTTAACTTTGCTGGCATCACACACAATGAGCTTGGCGGTTGGGATGCCTCTAGAGGAGTATTCAATCCAAAGGTTCCGGGATATTACTACATATCTTTGAAGCTGAATATCCAGATCTATGTGGATCACGCTTCTGGAAATCCGTTTTATGTTGGGCTATTGCTGAATAGAAATGGTGCAGGCGTACTTAACGTAGACCAGTCTTTCTGGTATTCTAACGTTGCAAATAACTCCCAATATGAGATGATATCAATGCACTCTCATTGGCTGGGTTATTTGAACGGGAAGGACGACTATATCTACGGTGGGTACTTTAATGGGCTAACAGCCAACAACGCAGAAATAGCCATTTTCGGCGGTTTCTACCACAGCAAAATGCAGGGATTTAAAATCACTTACTAAGGAATAACTATGCCTGTTAATATTGCCCGTACCACGGCGCTAACGCCGACTCCTGCACCGGAAGCACCGCCGCCCGCCGCTCCTACTCCCGCCCCTGCTGCCCCGGCTCCGTGGATGGAACGGGCTAAACAAGAAGAGTGGTGGAAGTCTCGTGGCGGTCATGAGCTCTATGATATCTTCGCTAAGATTGAGAAGGAGAACCCGCTTGCTGCCCGCGCCTTCTGGTCAGCCGTGGTTGGTACTGGTCGGGGGATGAATGACCTACAGGCAGCTACGATCCACAAGAAGTTCGGTGGGGACATGAACGCCTATAACAACTGGCGGAATCAGGCGCACCATGGTGGCTGGGAAGCCTACGAAGGCTATTTTGATCTTGCTAATGGGAAGTGGACCCCCGGTGCGGGCTACAATGCCCAGTACATCAAAGACAAGACCGGGTGGGATGTGGCTGGTGGGTGGCAAGCTTCTCCTGCATGGAATTGGGCCAACTATCAGAATACTCTCAAGACAGGTCTGCAGTCTCTTCCCGGCCATGAGGAAGATGGCGCAGAGTCGTGGAACACCTATCTGCACGGTGCTCAGTTTGGTCCTAACGGTGTTACCTACCCTTCGGTCTATGAGCAAGCGGTTGGGTCAGGGTTGATTCAACCCCCCCGCCCGTCTGGTCCTGTCCCGAAGCTTCCTGCTAGATCGGGGCCGGGAACCACGGTAAACAATCCTACTCCGTTTGCTACTGGAACTGTAGCCGCTGGTCCCTCGTCACCGCCCCCTGCGGTCAACGTGCCTGCTCCGACCAACACCACTCCGTCTACTCCGGTAGCCCCGGCTATCCCCACTCCGACCAATCCTACCGGGGCTCGTGGGACGTGGCAGTACCGTAATCAGGCTGGTCAAGTGAGGTAACAATGGATCTCCGAGACATTCTGAGGCTGGTTGAGAGCAAGCTTAATGATAGGCTCTATAGCCATCCGGAAGATCTGAAGAAGTATGATCGGAACTACCCAGATCCGGCTAGGACCAAGGCTATTAATGGTCTCTCGGAATGGAGTGAGGTGGATAACTTCATGAATGGCCTGAAGCCCGATCCTATTGGCCGCTACGATAGGGATCCGAAATACTTTAGTCCCAATGAGAATCTCCGGAATTTGCATCTCAACTCTCCGGCCCAACTGGGAGAGTTTGACCTTCCTGAGACAGTGCGTGAGGTGCTCCGCAAGAGGATGGAAGATATGGAAAACATAAAGAAGAAAAGGATCATTATATAATGGCCGGGACTTGGGGTGATCTGAACAGGCGTGGCCTCTTTCAGAATATGACGCAGCCGCAGGCGCGAACGAACACGCCTACGCCTACTACTCCACCTACTGGACCTAGCAGGGATCCTAGGCATTATCAAACCCAGATTCAAGATGTATCTGGAGGTGGGGCTCGACAAGATTTTGGCTCCTCGTCCAATTGGAAGAACCCGCTTGCAGATCTTGGTATGTATCTTCAGAGCGATCCTTTCAAGACTTGGAGAACGGGTGACGGCGGCTTCGATGAGATTGCGTTTGATAACTTTAATCGGTATAATGGTGTAAGTCTCTACCGCAAGAATCCTGATTCAGGTCAGTGGGAAATCAATCCGGAAGGTCGCCTTGGTGAACTGAATCGGATGATGCCCAACCTGAACTTCCGGTTGGAGAACGATCCGTATCGAGAAGACTACCAAGACGGCCGTCCTTCCATGAACCTCATGTGGAATCATGAGGCAATTCCTCGCGATGCTTTTGGTAACTACGGCACTTCCGTACAGGGAGAGTTTAGCCGCAACGGTTTGTATCGTCCTGAGCTTCAGTACGATGATCCCTTGTATGGTCGTATTACTCCACGACAAAACCTCAAGCCTGACGACGGTTTTATGGATAATCTAAGTCGTATGATTACTAGCACCCCGTTGCTTCTGTCCTTGGCAACGATGGGTTTGGGTGGTGCCCTTGGTGGAGCAGGACTGATTGGTGGTGGTTTTAATCCCAGCACTATCATGGGTCTTGGACAAGGAGTTGGTGGAGCAATGCAGGGAGATTTCAGTCGTATGCTTCAGGCGCTAGTAAGCGCCGGTCTTCCGATGACAGGTCTTAGTGGAGTTCCCTTGAACATGGCCCGTATGGGTTCTGGATTCTTTTCAAATATGCTTCGTAACAATGGTGGAGGTAGAGGATGATCCCTACTCGTGCAGCGGTCGCACCAAATAAAATTGGTGTCCAGAGTGTCCCGAATCTGATGCAAGTCTTCGATCCCCAAGGGAACGATATTTCTGAGGGAGCTACTACTAATGGAAGTGGCAACTGGGCAGACATTATCTCTTCCATCTTCAATGGGGCGGGGAATATCTTCAATACCATCGGCTCCAATCCCCTGACTCGGTTTGGTATGGCCCAGTATGCCTCGGGTCGTGCGGCTGACGAAATGAACGAGCAGGCTGGTAGGTATGAGTCTCTTGGACGCGAGGCCGCAGATCGAGCGGATCCCTTTGGCCGCCAAGGCGGGCGGGAATGGGCCTACGGCCAGCTTCAGGATATCATGAAGGATCCTACCAAGAGCCCCATCTATCAGGGTATGCGAGACGAAGTGATGAAGTCTCTTGGTCCGCAGATGGCGGCTGGTGGCCTTGCTGGTGGTGGTTCTGCTGCCAATGATTGGCTCCAAGCTCTAGGCGATGTTAACGCCAAGTACACTGGGCAGATGATGGACCGCTTCGGTCGATGGGCTGGTGGTGATTTCAATCCTGCCAGTTCTGGACAGATGCTCATTGAGGGTGGCAGGCTTGCTGGCGATGCTCGGGCACAGGCTCTTGCTGCCCGGCTCTATCCTCTTGGTATGCTCAGTGGACAAGGCGGGCCGGGCGGTGGTGGTCCCGGTGGGGGCGCTCCGGGTGGAACTTCTGGAGGCATCGGTAGCGTTCTCTCGCAGATTGCCCGAGCTATTGGAGGTGGTGGTCCCAACGGAAGCAGCAACTTCAATCCGCAAAGCCTGTTGCGGGCTATCTCTTCGCTTCCTCTTAGCTCACTTCCTCCGGAACTCTTCCAGACTCTTGGGCAGATCCCGAACGGTATCTCTGGCCTCTTCAGCGGCTTGAATCCGGACCAACTCCGGTCAGTTTTCGGAAATGGGTATGAAGACTATGTAACCCAAAACGTTCCCGGATTCGCCAATGGTACCTACAACCCGAGTGTCTTTGGGCCGGGACTAAACACAGGCTTCGGGCAGTTTGGTGGTCCGTTTGCTCCGCTTGGCGAAGGCGGGTTTGGAAACCCGTTTGAGGGCTTTGGTGATTTTGGTCTTGGCGATGGTAGCTGGGACTGGTCACAAGTTTTCGGTGATGACTTCTGGACTACTGGTTTTGGTGGCGATATGGGTCTGGAAGATATCAGCAGCTTCTTTGACTTCTAAGGTAAACCATGTCTAACTTCTCGATGACTCCTATCAGCATCCTCGATAAGTCTCCGATGGGAGGCTTCCGTGGAGGTATGTCTGATACCCGTTCTCTGATGCACTCCGACAGCGCCTTGGAATCGGAGCGGCTTTCCCAGACTCTTAACCGCCAGCAGATCGAAACTAACGAGCTCAACAAGCCCATGGATGCAGCGAAGCGTGCTGCGGAGATTGCTCGACAGGAGTTTGAAGAGAACGATATCAAGTCTGGCAACAGGGCAGAAGCTCTCCGCATTGAGCGTGAAACCAAGGCTCAGGAGCTTCTGGAGAAGATGGAGAAGGCAGAACGTGAGCGGGTTATCCGCGCTGCAGAAGACGCCTATGCTGTCTCCACTCTGTTCCAACCTACGGACGATGAGGAGGCTATTAAGAACAAGTGGCCTACCGCTGTTGAGGAAGCTACTCGCCGGGGCATCAAGAACTTCCCGCAGGAGTATTCCTTCGAAAGCTTCCGTGCTCTCCAGCAGAAGGGAGCCATGGCTCCTAGTGTGATCCAACATGGACGCAAGCTTGAGGAAGTGGATCGGAATAATGCTGCTGCGATGGCTCGTACCCAAGTTCAAGAAGCTGGTGATGATCGCCGGAATGCTGCATCGAATCAGACTCAACGGGATATTGCCAATGCCCGACTCGCTGCAGAAAAGGCTCGGTGGGATAAGACTGATGCTCCTGCCGCTACCCTTGCTCGCCAGCAAGGCGAGGCGTTCTCGCGTGTGGATGAGTGGCTTAAGGATCCGACTAAGGCACCCATGCCTAGGGCTGGAGACTTCGGCGTGTATGCTTCCAAAGCATTCCCCGGAATCAACGACGATCTTCGGGCTGCTGTTAAAGAAGACAAAACTTTGAATGGTCTTGGTCAAGAGTTGGCCGATCTGTATAAGTCCAGAGTAGATCCTCTCACTATTAAAAACGACAAGCAACGTGCAGCAATTGATGCGCAGATTAAGAAAGTTGAAAGGGCTATTGCTGAACGCACAATTGTTGTGACTGATGCCGAAGCAGCAAAGCGCCCCGGTTACAAGGAGTTTGCTGCTCGGGTAGAAAAGTCCGCACCGGGTCTTCCCGTCTCTCCCGCTGCTGCTGCTTTAGTTGCTGATGGTGGCAAAGGTAGTGCGGAACCTTCTGCACCTACCCAAGCTACAGTAGCGCCGCCTTCTCCCTCTGGTCAACCCACTGTTCCGCCTCGCTGGGCGGCTTCTGGCCTAGGTGATGCGGCCCCGCAAGGACCAGCAGAGAAACCAAAACCCCAAAAGACTCCGGAGCAAGTCGCTGCTGCTCACAAAGATGCTCAAGTGGCGCTTTCTCGTGGTGTTTCTAAGGAAGTGATTAATCAACGTCTTCGTGCTAATGGCTTTCCGGAGATTTAATGGGAATGTTCGACGATCTGCTGCCACCCGAGCAGCAGGCCCAACCGCCTAAGAGTGAGACTGGTCTTTTTGACGATCTGGTTAATAGTCCCCCAAGTGAAACTGGACTATTTGATGATCTGACAAAAGACTCTGTTCCTGTTGAGTCTCCCGGTATTGCTAAGTCCGTTGCCCAAGGCGCTCTTGACCTTGGCGGCGGGCTTATTGCCGCTGGTACTCGTCTTGCTGGTGGTACCATGGAGAACGTGGGGGATCTTACTGGCCTTACTTCTGTATCCGAGGCTGGTACTGCTTTCAAGGAGAAGGGTAAGGAAGTTCAGAAGAACATTTCCGAGGCTGTCATTACCCCGCAAGAGCGGGAGAACATGGATCTGATCGACAGGACTTCTGCCCAGATCGCTGGTGTTCTTCCGCTATTTGCTCTTGGCCCGATAGGTGGTGCCGTGGTTGGTGCTGCCTCCTCCACCATCAATACGTATGGTCAGGCCAAGGATGCTGGTGAAGAGACGATGGATGCCATGCAGATGGCGGCATATCAAGGCGCAGCTACGATGGTAGCTATGCGCCTTCCTGCGTTCGGCAAGACTGTCTCGGGTACGGCGGGCCTCGCCATTGCTGGTGGGCCTGTGACTGGCGCTGGTGCTGACTTCCTGACCAGCATGGTTGCTGAGACGGATGCTGGCAAGTCTCCCTATGTGATGTTCGATGCCAATGGCAATCTGAACAAGGACTACTTCGCTACTCGCCTCACTGAGACTGTCGTGGGTGGTGTAGCAGGAACTATCGGATACCGCAATTGGCGTGCCAATCTTCCGGCTCAGAGGTTGACCGACCAGTGGGCTAAGATGACCCAGCAGGAACGCGAGACGTTCTTCGTCAACGAGGGAGTCACTGCTGACTTCTTTACCGGGGTCAACAATTGGCAATCCGCTCGCCAACCGAGCGAGACTTGGCAAGCTGCCGCTGATAGGTTCTTTGCTCCCGAGGGTACGTACAAGACTATCGCTGATTTTCTCCAAGATACTAGCAAGGGAGATGTCGATAGAGTTAACGGCAACGTAATGCAGGCATTGGAGCTTATTGTACGTACCTCTACCGATGCCGAACAGCGGGGTTATGCTAACTTCCTACTCCATCGTGGAATTGTAGATGGGCTCAACTGGCACAATGTCTTTGTCGTTGACAGCAACCATCCGCTTGGACCGGATACTCGCTGGAGTGCGAAGCAAGGGCGCTCAAGGGTCATCCTTAACGAGGCATACAAGACTACCTTTGAACAGGATCCCACGAATCCTGCTCTCCATATTTCGAAGCCTGATAAGACGAACTTCTACTCTGCTCTTCTGCATGAGATTGGTCATGCCCGTACTGCTTACACGATGTTTCGTCTAGAGCAGACCAAGCCGGAAGTTATCAAGGACTTCGAAGACAAGTTCCTTGAGACTGCTCGCCAGAAGATGCGCGAGAAGTACATGAACCCGGATCTGAAGACAATCGAAGGCTCCCGCTTTCGCGGTCTAGATAACATCCACGAGTTCTTGGCAGAGTTTCCCAATGCTATTCGGGATAGGCAGTCGTCTATTCCTACTGAGCAAATGGGCGCTCCGCAGACGATCACCCGCCATCTCAAAGAGGATCTCTCTGACGTATTCCTTACTCGCAAGGAAGCAGAAGACTTGCTTCCGAAGGACTACGAGTATCCTGAGATGAATGCTATCACCCGCCAGTTCTTCAACTTCATGCGGGTGTCAGAGACACAGGATATGATTAGCCTCAAGGATCTTGGTGCCTTGTGGTATGACCATCTTGCTCGGCAAACTCGCCTGCAAGACTATACTGCACTTGGACCGTTCTCCGATGCTACTGGGCAGCCGGTTACAATGAAGAATCCCATGCATCAGGAGATGCTCAATCGCAAAGAGTTTGCTGGTGACAGGCTGCATGAAAAGGTAACTGGGCAGGATGGACCGGACTCTAAGCTGTTCTGGAGACAGGTCTGGTACAACCTCCGTCATGCAGATACCCTCGATGAGTTCGTTGTCTCGATGGTTAACATCGATCCCAACAACGCCGCCTTGGCGAAGTGGACTCGGGAAAAGAGCCGAGCTCTGTGGGAACGCAAGGACTGGTATGCCGAGACTCTTCGGGATAGTTTGGCGACCATCAAGGATCTTCCGGGAGACAAGAAAAAGCTTGGCTACGATGATCGTACTGTCGATGAGTTCTTCAAGGACGAGGCCGATACTGCGGTTAGGGACTTCAAGCTGAATGGCTTTGCTCGTATGTTCCTTAACCCTCTCACCATTCGCCTTCTTGCTGCGCAGGATGGTGGTCTTGGCGGCAGGCTCGTCAAGTATGGCCTTGACCAGATGGCTCGGTACGCCCACGAGGGCGACAAGATCTACCACCAACTGAAGACGCAGGACGCCAAGGAATACTATAAGCTTCCCAAGAAGGATCAGGCTCGGGTCATGGACATTGCTGCTCACTACGACTCTCTTGCTGGTCGTAGGGAACTGATGCTCCACAAGATCAACTGGCCTGATGAGAACATGCTGCGTGCGCAGGGGCTCACCCCTGAACAGATCGCTGGCTATCAAGGTCTGGCACGCGCTACGGACAATGCGTTCAACGTTCTCAACATGCTCAGTATGAAGCTTACTGGGAAGACTATCCCCCGTATTCCCGGCTATATGCCGCACTACCACCTTGGTCCTTATAAGGTCCATGTTGTAGAACAGGTAGGTACCAATGTAGATGGTACCCCGGTGAAGCGTGTTGTGTTGGTACGTGGATTCAAGACCCGCATGTACGCCAACAAGTTTGCCACCGAGATGATGAATCAGGGATTGGAGATTGCTCCTGATCCTCGCACTGGGGGTAACGTTCGTGTCTTCCGCTGGGATGATGTTGGTAATGGTCTGCTCCAGAACTTCAAGGATCACCTCGACGCCCACCTCAACCTGATGGATGCGGATAAGAACGGTATTGCCCTCAAGACGCAACAGGCTGAGGATATGGCTTACGCCCATTGGGATAAGCATATGCAGACCCGTGATGATGTACGCGGATTTGAGGGGGAGTTTGGTGGCACGGGTGGTGTGAATCCCTACGATGGTACGTGGACTCGGATGAAGGCTAAGCTCTTTGGTGAGAGCAATGCCCTGCACATCTACGACAAGTACTTCAAGGATGTGGCTGAGTCGTACCGCAACGTGATGTTCATGGAGAATGTCTATGCTCCTCTGATGGGGCTGCAGACTAAGCTTGTCGATACTCAGACCCGCCATGGAAAGAAGGTGCTTCCTCTGGACAACACCTATAAGATCCTTGAGCAGCATGGCAAGAACTTCTTGGGCAAGAACCTCAACCATCTGGAGTGGGTGGACAACAGCCTCCGGTCTGTGATGGTTACGGCTGGCCTAGATCCGAACCTTGCTCGGCACTTTGTCCGTGCTACGCGGAATGCCTTGGCAACTATCAAGCTTCGTGTGAACCCCGCTAACTGGATGGCTAACTACCTCCAGAAGGTGCATACGGTAGCTATGATCCAGTATATGGAGACTGTCTCTGGAGGAGATTCTTCGGGAGCTCTGAAGTCCTTCATCAAGATGAACTCCAAGGATTCGGACAAGCTGGATAAGGTTTACTACGACGCCTTGGAGAAGGCTCGGGTGAACCATATTGTCGATCCTCTGCTGGATATGGAAATCCGTGGTGAGAATCGTGGCCTCTTCAGTGATGTGCCTATTCTTGGCGCTATCCAGAAGGGATGGGATAGGACCGGGGAAGTCAACGCTATGGTGGAACGCCATGGTCGGGAGAAGAGTTTCCTGACTGCCTTTGATTTCTATCTCAACAAAGGAATGAACGAGCATCAAGCTTATGAGGCTGCTCGTCTGGTCATGGGTATGACTATGGTCAACTACGACCGGGCATCCCGTCCTCTCATGTACCAGAACCTAGGTATGACTGGCGAGGCCATGGCTCCGTTTGCCGTGTTCCGTAATGCCTTCCTCGGCAATATGTATCTGATGGTCAAGACGCTGGCTAATCATCCTAACAAGCTGGAAGCAGCCAAGCCTCTGATGACTACGATGGCTACGTTCATGGCGTTGGCTGGAGCTTCGGGTATTCCTCTGGCCGGGGAATACGATATGTTGATTAACGCCATTAACTATATGTTCCCCGGAGAACTGGATCTTCCGACGCTGGAAGTGGGGATGCTTAAAGCCAATGCTCCTGACATCATGATCTATGGTGCCCCGTCCCAGATCTTTAAGCTGTTCGGCTTTGGGAACGGCATTAATTTCTCTCCCAGCATGGGAGCAGTTAATATTGATGACGCCGGATCTTTTGCCATTCTGCCTTTCTGGAAGGCAATCAGCCAAGTGGTTGGACTTACGGCTCAAGCTGGTTTGGCCCAGATCCCCGGATCGGGCATCTATCCCCCGTCAGTGACGGACTTCTATGAGCCCACTAGGAAGCTCACCCCCAATGTCCTGCATCCCGTTGTAGAGGGATTCATGACGGATTGGGATATGAGCCGTGGCCTTAAGTCGACCTCGGTCGAGGGATTGACTAAGCGTACTCCAGAAGATATAATCTCCCTCGTACTTAGCGGGAAGCATTCTATTTCTGAACGGAAGGAACGTGCTGTAGAGCGGGAGATAGATCGGGTAACTGCAAAGAATAAGAAGCGAATGACTCATCTGGTCAAGCTTCATGCGGATCTGATTGAAGGCTTGCCTTCTTCCCTTAATCAAGAAGACCTGATGAAGAGGGTTAGGCAACTACTGCAGGAGACTGGGACTGATCCTTCTAGTTATGAGAAGAGGGTTGCCGCCGAGATAGCTCGTCGTCGTCTGGATAAACATACTAAGCGTGCTCTCTCTAAGAGTACATCTGCACAAGTACAACATAAAATGCGGCAAGAGCTTCTCTTCCCTGCTGGGGTGCCCGCACCAGAGGAACAAGAATAATGTCCATGCCTGATTTCAAATCATTCACTTTCAAAGACTGGCTATATTTTGGGGGCGTGGTCTGCGCCTTGGCTGGTGCTTGGGCTACTATGAATTGGAGACTAGAGAGGATGGAGATAGATGCTAAGGCATCTGTTATCCGTCAAGAAGTAATCGACCATAAACAGGATGCGACGATGAAGGAACTTTCGGTAGATCTGAAGAACGAGATTCGCGCTCAGACTGCCGAGATCAAGGAAGAACTCCGCGATCTCCGTAAAGATTTCTATAGCTCGCAAAAGGGTAAATGAACCTACAAGACTTCAAGAAGGGCTTCCAGTTTGTACTTAAATGGGAGGGAGGTTATGTCGACGATCCCGATGATCCGGGTGGAGAGACGAAGTACGGCATTTCAAAGCGGGCGTATCCACATCTCGACATCGCCAACCTTAAGATGATTGACGCCGTTTACATCTACTACAACGACTACTGGGCTAAGGCCGGGTGCTCGGAACTTGAGTACCCGTACAACGTCGTGGTCTTTGACACTGCGGTTAATTGTGGTGTAGGTCGTGCTCTCAAATGGCTCAAACAGTCGGAGGGTATCGATGATTTTATGGCCTTCAGGAAGAACCACTACATCAATCTAGCTGGTCAGCCAACCATGAAGAAGTATCTCCGTGGCTGGCTGAACCGTCTCAACGATCTACAGAAGCTTGTAGATATCAGTAAAGAAGAGCGTTAAACACCGCCCCATCACTGGCATCTTCGATATCAGCATTCCAATTATTCAGGAAGGCAGTGATCGAAGCATTCTGCAGTTCCTCAATAGCTTCATCAAGGATGTCATTCCCGTAATTCACTTCTTCAAATTCAAACACAATATAGTCCATCTAGTTACTCCTCTTGGTTATTGGTGCCGGGAGTAGGATTTGAACCTACGCACCCCTGTTTACAAAACAGGACTCTACCAGACCTGAGCTATCCCGGCTTAGATTTCACACACGCCTGCGACACAGGCGAATTCCTGTGAAGCGACTGTCGAATCAACATCCTCGACAAACTCTTCCCAGTGAATGGTTTGCGGCATCTTGGACAATGCCTCGTTGTAAAACTCCTCGGAACATTCTTGATAAGGGGCCTGTTTGTAAACATGCTCAGAGTATGGCAAGAAGGACACTCCACCAAGATCCTTAAAGTGCCGGAAGACCCAAGCCCCAACATCCATCCATTCATGTTCGCGTATGTAGACGGTAATACTAGGGTTGTGCTCGCACCAAACTTTCGCAAAGACGAGATAGTGCTCAAGTTGCTCGATGGCGGTAATGTCGTCTCGTACGACTGCCCCTGCTGGTGATCGTACGGGGAACGAGAATACGGTGACATATTCTGGTTTGGTGACATCAGGTTCGTGAGGCACTCCTTGCTGCTTGAGGAAGGTGCAGAGGGGGTCCTTGTTGTCGGCTCGTACTGTGCGGATGTAATACGGGCTGTGACGAGGATGAATCCCAGAGCTAGAATCAACGAGTTGAGATACAGTCCCGCTGGGCTTAATAGTAGTAATAGCAACACTAGGATTAATACCCAGCGCCTCGGCCCACTGCTTGTTGATTTCAATGGCTACCTCTTTGAGTCTTGCGAGGAGTTCAGTTGAGGGTACTCCCGCCATAGCGGGACAGTCCATGATGCCGGTGAGGGAGACTCCAAGGAGTCGTTCCTCTTCAACGTTCTTTCTCCAGATGGGTCGGAGGTATCGGAAGTTGGTAAGGGTCGATTGAAAAGTTCCGATGATTGTAGCGACCGCAACCTTTCGTTCAAGGTCTGCAGCATTGTCGAGATTTCGAACAACAACCTCTGACAGGTTACAGAATTCTTTAGGTCGGAGGACAATCTCTCCGCAAGGATTTGTTCCAAAATCAAAAGTCCAATCTCTTCGTCCTGCCAGCTTTGCCTTAGCTTGTGCGCCAACGCGATTAAAAATACCTCTTTCTCCAGACTTTGATTCATATAGGGCCATCCATTCTTGCATGAATACATTCATATCCGGCATCTCGGAATAGGCTACGGAGATGTTGGCGTTGGCACGGTGTCCGAAATTCTCCCACCAATTTCCGCTCTTCGCCGTCCGGAGACGTTCATCCGTCAGGTTGGAGAGGCAGATCAGCGCAGACCGCCGCACACCCCCAACGATGACTGCATCTGCGATCTTACATACCAGATCGCTAACCTCAAGTGCGTTCAGACGCCGCCCTGCGGCGGCTCTGAACGCCTCGATGGCGTAGTCGAACAGATCCTTGAGCGGCCCCGGACCACTAGCTCGTCCTCCGAAAGTCTTGAGGCGAGCGCCTGACGGTCTAACCTTGGATAGATCGTACCTTGGCACCTTCCCTGCGTAGAGGAGGGAAATGAGTTCTCGGAGGGCAGTCGCCCAGCCAATCTTGCTGTCGCCAACAACGATTGTAGTATCCGTGTCTCGCATTTCTTCAGCAACTTCAGGAAGCTTTCGAACATATTCCCTCTCCACAGAGTAACCAACACCCGTACCACACATGAGGATGTACATAATCTCGTCGAACGCACGAGGATGATCGACATCGATATATGCGCAGTTATAGCCAGCCACGTTGTCCCGATCAAGAGCCGGGCCAGCCGTCATCATGGCCCGCATGGAGGGCATGACTTCCATATTAACTATAGCGTCGTAGACGACTTGGTAAGGGAACAGATCCGGGTACTTCTCTTTCCAGAAGTCACAGTACCGCTTGACAGTCTCTTCCCAAGTCTCACGCCTACCGGCGCTCTCGATATATCGTGCGTACCTACTCAGGTGGATGTAACGTTGATAGTCAGTTAGTTGTGTCAATGGGATATCTCACATTATAGAAGCATACGATTTTAATTATTAGGAGGTTGATGGAGAACCAGCCCCTATCCCAGTCCCACTCCAAGCCGAACAGCATTCCTTGGATGGGATACAGCTTAAACTTGTTCAGCATCTTTATCAAAGAGGATAACTTGGTTGGCTTCTTGCGAATAATAGTGCTCAATGGCCTTGTCAATGAAGTGGCGAGCCTTCTTTAGATCCTCTACCCCGTTCTTGTACTTCCACCTAGTAAGATACTTGATAGCGGTACCCTCAAGGTACCCAATGTTATTGGCGAGGATGTAGTCCCAAGGCTGGATACGTCCTTTCTTGTAGTGATCCCCGCCAATCTGTACGTCATTCGCTTTCGTCGTTGTCATCGATGTAGTCGTCCTCTAGAAATAGTTCCTGTTCCTCCGGGTCAATAATCTCCACTTCCTTCTGCAAGTATGCCCGCCTTTCAATTACTTTGTCGCGGAAGCGATCCAAGATGTCTTCTGTTGACAGATCCAGAAGCTCTAGAATCGATACTTCGTCCAGCTTGTAGAGATAGTTCAGCAGCTTATCGATGGGGTACATGGTTACTTGAAGTTGCCGTAGAGGTTACGATAGAAGTTCTGCCAAGCTTCTACCTGATCCACGCACTCGTTGTGGTTCTTGTTGTTCTCTAGAACAGTCGCTCCAAGATCGTAGAGGGAGAGGCTTGGGGCTTTGATTCCGGAGCCTTGGTTACTTCCTTGGGGCGGATCGGCTTCTTGAACAGGGCCGCCATCTCGGGACTGTCCGGGTTGGGGAGTTGGTTCTGGCCGACCACCACGGGCGGATTCGTTGAGCAACTCGACAAAAACAGCATCGAGCTTAACACGATCAAGCTCTTGACGGAGCGCCAGCAATTGCCGCTTGTGTTTCCGATCATACTCTTCCCTTTCATACTCCTGCTGCCGCAGCTTTTGATTAGCGATGATAGCGTCCTTGGCGTTCAGTCCTTGGAGCTTTTCCAGTTGTGCTTCCTGAGTCTTCTTGTATGTGACGAACTCAGCCTTGATGGCTTCCTTCCCACTGGCACCCCACTTGTACCCATAGTGCAGGGTGATGCCGAGGGAACCAGCCCAACAAACGCCAGCCACAACAAGGAGCCAGTTACTCTTTAGCCAGTTCGCTACTAGCGGTACTACCAGAGGAATTGCCATCCTTATTCTCCTTCTGCCACGCGAATTGACTCGCGAAGCGTGCGCCTACGATGTAGGACAGGTATACCAAAACCAGTTCCGTAAGACCTGTCGCTACTTGCCCCTTGAAAGCGGACCAGCCAATGATGCAAGAGACGAGGATGAACCCAATAAATCTCTGGAC